AACAGCGGTATCTAGTGCAGGAACTAACGCAAGCGGTAATGGAATATTTGAATATGATGTTCCGAGCGGCTATACTGCGCTTTGTACAAAAGGATTAAATATATAATGGCATACACAACTATTAATAAATCTACAGATTATTTTAATACTAAACTTTATACAGGTAATGGTTCAACTCAATCTATAACAGGAGTTGGCTTTCAACCTGATTGGCTATGGATAAAAAATAGAAATGGAACAAATAATCATATCCTACAAGATGCTGTTAGAGGTGCTACAAAAAGTTTAGAATCTGATGGTACAGGCACAGAAACAACTTCATCAACAAGAGTTACATCTTTTGACTCAGATGGTTTTTCAATAGGAAGTGCTGGAACAAATAATACAAATAGCAGTCTTTACGTATCTTGGAACTGGAAAGCAGGAACAACTGGCTCTGGAAATACTGGTGGTTCTGGTACTTACAAAACATATAACTATTCTGTAAATACAACAGCAGGGTTTTCAATAATTAAATATACAGGTAATGGTACAGCAGGTCAGACCATACCTCATCATTTAGGAGCAGTTCCAAAATTAATAATATTAAAACCTCTTGAAGCTGCTGACAATTGGAGAGTTTATCATCCAGGAATTGATGCAACAGCACCTGAAGATTATCATTTACAATTACAAAGCAACGCTGCAAGAAGTGATCATGCAGGTATTTGGAATGATACAGCTCCAACATCTACAGTTTTTACATTAGGTAGTGATGGTGGAGTAGGTCAAAACGATCAAACATTTATAGCTTACTGTTTTGCAGAGAAAACTGGTTATAGTCATTTTAGCACTTACACCGCTAATAATAGTTCAGATGGGCCGTTTCTTTACACAGGATTTAGACCAGCATTTTTTATAGCAAAAAGAAGTGATGGCACTGGAAACTGGCACATGTATGATGATAAAAGAATTGGATATAATAATCAAAATAAAAGATTAGCTGCAGACGTAACTGGTGCAGAGGATCAAGCTGCAATAGATATTGTTTCAAATGGTATAAAAATTAGAACAAATAACAACAGTTTAAATAATCATTCAGGTAATATGATTTATTGGGCATTTGCCTCAGCACCTATAGTAGGAACTAATAATATTCCAGCAGTTGCGAGGTAACCTCGCATGTATTTTGGTGCTACTCCCTTTTCGGCAGCAGCCTTCTCAGATGTAGGCTTTAATCCTAACGCATTCGTTAATGTCCTCGGATCAAGATTAAATGAATCTACAGGCACGGTAGGTTTAGTTGGTAAAGCTAATGTAACTGTTAATGGCACAAGACTTAATTTTACTATTGGTAATGTAACTATTGTAGAAGGTACAGGTGTTATTGTATCTCCTGATGGTAGTCGTATTAATGTTACAACTGGTGATCCAACTATTGTTGCAAAAGCAACACTAGCTCTTACAGGATCAAGAGTAAATCTAAATACAGGTACACCTACACTCGCTTCTGTATATTCTGTATCAGGATCTAGAATAAATACAAATACAGGAAACGTTACAACAATTGGTAAAGCAACAGTATTACCAAATGGATCTAGAGTAGATGTTAGCACAGGATCAGTAACTATATCTGCTGATGCAAACTTATCAGTAACTGGAAATAGAGTAGATGTTGAAATAGGTAATGTTACAACAAGAGCGAATGCAACCGTAACCGTAACAACAAATAGACAAAATTTATCAACAGGAACTGTAACGATTGTAGCAAAAGCTACGGTTACTCCTGATGGTAGTAGAATAAACATAGCAGATGATTCTGTATTAATTAAAAAATGGGATGGTATCGTACCAGGAGCTACTCAGGTATGGGAACCTATTCAAACATCGTTAGGATAAAATATGTTATTTGGAGCAACACCTTTTTCATCAACCACTTTTGCAGGCGTAGGTATTCAAAATGTAGTGGTATCGGTCAATGGTAAAAGAATAAACGTAGCAATAGGCAATACTAATATTGAATTAATAACCGAAGCACCTGTAACAGGCAACCAAATAAACCTTGCAAGTGGCACGGTTAATGTGATATCATGGAATGCAATAATTCCAGGGGCAACGGGAACATGGGTACCTATCGACCCAAACAACCCATAAGGAGAAATATATGGCGTCAAGTACATCGAGTGACTTAAAACTAGAACTAATTACTACAGGTGAAAAATCAGGAACCTGGGGTACAATTACAAATACTAATTTACAAATATTAGAACAAGCAGCATCAGGATACCTATCATTAAATGTAGGATCTGGTGATGTCGCTTTATCTTTAGCAAACCATGCTACAGCAAATGGTAAAAATTTATATTATAAATTAACTGGTACACTAGCAGCTAATAGAACGGTGACTATGCCTGACTCTGCTGAAAGAGTATTTATTGTAGAAGACGCAACAAATAGATCTTCTTCTAATTACACACTAACAGTTAAAACTGTATCAGGAACTGGACTAACCTTACCTATTGGTTCAACAACAGTTTTATATTCTGATGGTACAAACATCACAGGTAAATTACAAACTAAAGGATACTACACGCCATCTGCAACATATACGACAGTTAATGGTGATCAGATTTTAGTAAACACATCTGGAAGTGGTATTAGTGCTGCAGTTACAATAAACTTACCTGCATCACCTGCTATCGGAAATGAAGTTACATTTATTGATAGTGGAAATAATCTTGCATCTAACAATTTAACAGTTGGAAGAAATGGATCTAATATAAATGGATCAGCATCTGATTTAGTAGTTTCAACCAACGCTTCAGCTTTTACATTGGTGTATGTTAATGCAACAAGAGGCTGGGTATATAAAGATAAGATATAGGAGCTAACAAGTGGCTCTAATTGATTTCAAAGTCCTACCAGGAATAGATAAACAAAACACTGACTCTGGTGCTGAGTTTAGATGGATTGATTGTGATAATGTTCGTTTTAGATATGGCTTGCCAGAAAAAGTTGGTGGGTGGTCATCACTTGTTACAGATACAATAGTAGGTGTAGCAAGAAGACAATTTGCGTTTGTAGATTTAGATGGCAATAGATATGTTGCTATTGGAACAGATAAATTTTTATTACTATATTTTGAAGGTCAGCTATACGACATCACACCTGTAAAGGCAACTTTGTCTGGTGCAACAATTGCAACTACAAGCGGTTCTGCTATTTGTTCTATAACTAAATCTACACATGGATTAGTAGCAGGTGATATTGTGCAACTTAATAATGTAACATTACCAGGTGGTACAGGTTTTAGTAATTCTGATTTCGAAGACAAAAATTTTCAAGTAACTTCTGTTACGTCAAGTTCTGTATTTACAATTACACAAAGTTCCAATGCATCAGGGACTGTATCTACAGGTGGTAGTTTAGAACTAATTCCTTATGAACCCGTAGGACCAAGAGCACAATCATATGGTTATGGTTGGGGTACAGATACTTGGAGTACAGGTGCCTGGGGTGAAGCATCATCAGCAAATGATGTAACGCTTGAACCAGGTCTTTGGTCATTAAGTAATTTTGGTCAAGTGTTAGTTGCAACTATTGCAAATGGTAAAACCTTTACATGGAATGCAGGAGCTTCAACACCGTTAGAAGTAAGAGCATCAACAGCAACATCTGGTTTTGCAACTACAAACAATCCAACTGCAACAAGAGTAACACTAGTATCACCGACAACACGTCACTTAATTCATCTTGGAACAGAAACAACCATTGGTTCAGCATCAACACAAGATGATATGTTTATTAGATTTTCCGATCAAGAAGATATTAATGATTATGTTGCAACTGCAATTAATTCTGCAGGTTCACAAAGATTACAAGATGGCACAAAAATTGTAGGTGCATTAAAAGCAAAAGAAACTATTTTGGTTTGGACAGATAATGCTTTGTATACCATGAAGTTTATTGGTGCACCTTTTACATTTGGATTTGAACAAGTGGGTACAAACTGTGGTTTGATAGGTAAAAATGCAGCTGTAGAAATAGATGGTTCTGCATTTTGGTTATCACCAAATGGTTTTTTTATGTTTGATGGTACAGTTAAATCTTTACCTTGTAGCGTAGAAGATTTTGTTTTTGATAATTTTGACACTACAAAAGGTCAACAAGTAAGTGCAGGTATAAACAATTTATATACAGAAGTAGTTTGGTATTATCCATCTGCAGGATCTGAATACAATGATAAATACGTTGTGTATAATTATGGTGAACAAATGAGAGGTGGTGTTTGGTACATAGGTACCGAAGCTAGAACAACATGGATTGATGCAACTATATATCCTACACCTTTTGCAACAAAATATGACTCTACAGCTACAGGTACATTTCCTGTAATAGTAGGTGAGTCTGGTTTAGGACAAACAACATTGTTTGAACATGAAGTCGGAACAGATCAAGTTAATCCAGATGGTACAACAACTACAGTCACATCGTTTGTAAAGTCATACGACTTTGATCTACAACAAAGACAAAGAAATGCACAAGGTCGGCCATCAGGTCCTAGTATTTCTGGTGAAGTTTTTCTTGCAATGAGAAGATTTGTGCCTGATTTTAAAACATTACAAGGTAATGCTAAAGTAACTTTGGGAGTTAAGAGATATCCGCAACAATCAGAGACTACCACCACTTTGAGTCCCTTTACAATTACCTCATCTACTGATAAAAAAGATACAAGAGCCAGAGGTAGGTTTGTTAATGTCAAAATAGAAAATGATTCAGTATCTGAATCATGGCGTTTTGGCACTTTTAAAATAGATGTACAACCGGATGGGAGAAGATAATGCCACCATTAACAGAAGAACAATTACAAGAATTACTTAGTTTACAATTTGGTAACAGAGGTATTGCAAGTTTAAGTCAGGCTGCAAGTCCTTTATCTTTTCAATTTGAAGATGCATTTACTCCTTATTCTCCGAGGCAGATGCTCGCGTTGGAAACGATGAGACTTCCTGGCACTGAATATCCTTTTGGATATGGAACAGAAGATCCCGCGTTTTTTAGTGATTTTACTATGGGTTATAATTTTGATCCTTATAAAGGAACAAAAGAAGATTTTAATTATTTAGATGGAACAAGACCTGGTTTTCAATATGATACTAGTGGTGCGATTAATGAAATATCTACTAAAAATAAAACACCTGGTATGTTTTTAGATGATGCTGGCCTACCAGCAATAGATACTTCTTTTGGTGTAGCTAACGAACCAGATGATGAAGAAGATGTAAAAAAAGCAAAAAGATCTAGAACTGGTATTGGATCATTAATTAATTTTTTACAAAATATTCCTACACCACTTAATTTATTGAGAAAAGGAATAGAGTCTTTATCAGGATTTAATCAAAGAATACGTAACACTGATTTTGGAAGATCTTCTACTTTATCTGAATTTTTACAAAGACGAAGAGATAGAAAAGCTAGAGAAGAAGCTGCAAGAATAGGTGCAGCAAAACAAAAAGCAATAATTGCAGGTCAACAAGTAGATACTGGAGGTGGTCCAGGAAGTAGACCTGGAGGTTTTGGACAAGGTGCAGGTGATTTCAGTCCTTCTGATCCAACTGCTACAGAAGGTAGTTTCTAATGGCAAAGATAGTAGTTAGATTACCAGAACCAAAAACAGATTATGATGTTTCTAACCAGAAACAAATTAACAGAGCAATATCTTTA